TGCGCCACTTCTTCGCGTCAATTTTGCTTTACGATCTGCGTGAGGCAGACGCGACGGTGACGACGTTGATGGGGCATAAATCGATCGACTTCACGCGCCGGCAGTACGGGCATTGGATGGAAGACGCCGACCGCGACACCGGCATTGCCGAGCGTCTGGCGAGGGCCCGCGGATGACAGGGGTGCGCGCAAAGGGGGGTATTAAATGCACCCCCCGCGATCCCGCATGGCGTTGGCGCCGTGCGCTCAGTCACAAGGTTGTGAAGAGCCGCAAGCTTTACACTCGCAAGACGAAACACAAGCCCCGCCACGAGCGGGGCTCTTTTTTATGAGATTAGCGCTTCGACGCCCTGGTGAACGCCTTCGACGATATCGGTGACCAGGCGGTCAATGGCTGAGTCGTCAAGCTTCTGTTGTTTTGAGATCCAGACACCGGACGCGCCAGTCATGTCGTCGTTCGACTCGACATGAATGAAGAAGCTGCCGAATTCGGTTTTTATCTTCACCGTGCTGGTGTTCTTTCTACTCACGGGCAGCGTCTTTTGCGATGAGGAGATTGCGCAGCCGGTTGAGATACCAGCGCGCCTTCTCAATGTCGGTGCGCGGGTTGTCATGCTTTTCACGGTAGCGCGACACATATCTAATGATATTCGAGACGATCGCTGCTTCATCACCGGGCAGCTCACGCACCACATCGATGATGTAGTCGAAGGTTTCGGTCGAGCCCTTTTTGTAGTGCGACGGGTTGATCTCATCGACGTCAGGGCAGCCGCAATTCTCACAGGTGATCGTCGCGACACCCTCACGCACGATGCCCGTGCCGTCACACTTTGTGCAGCTCATAGCAGCTCTTGTAGAGCAGAGCGAACGACGTAGTAACGACTACCCTGCGCTACGTGACGCAGCTTGTTGGTGTGGATTAGCTTCAATACTTTTTTATACGCCTGGTGCCCGCGATCGCCGAATAACAATTCAGCGGCATCGCGAACGGGGATGAGCGCCGGCATCATTGAACCCAGCTCTGCCAGAGCGAGTCGTTACTGGCTGCCATGAAAGCAAACGCCATGTAGATGACGAATAAGAAAAACGAAAAACCTAGTGCCTCACCAAGGAAACGCATCGTATGCCCTCTCGTAAAATGGTACGAGAGGGGAATATACGGGAATTACGAAACGTAAGTCAAATTAACCTTGGTAAGTACCAACGATGGTGTGGATCGCTGCCACGTTTTCACGCGGGTGCCGTATTTCTCGGTCAGGGTTGTGCTGGCTCAAAATGACATGCGTGTCGGTAAGTTCGACGAAGCGCTTAACAATTGCATGAGTGCTGCCATTTGCGCGAAGCTGGACGACGACGTAGTCGCCTTGCCTGTATGGTCGATGCGGATGAACGTACACAACCTCTCTGGCCATGTACCTGGGTTCCATCGAATTGCCTGTCACAAACACTGCGTAGGCGTCTTCGACGCTTTGCAGATAGCTTGGTGTGTCGATCGTGTCGATCGGTTGGTCGACGTCGGTGATGTCGAAACCGACCTCGCCCCCTTGTACAGCTCCGTATAATGGCATTTTCCTGACCTCTCTGTTTCCCTGCCGCGCGGCGATCCCTAAATCGACACCAATCACTTGGTCGATCGAGACGCCTAGAGCGTCGGCTATGTTTTGTGCGAGTTCGACAGACGGTTGTGCCTCTTGATTACCGTCTTCTCGCACCCTGGTATAACGTCGCAAGGCGTGAGGCTGCATTCCTATGCGCCTAGCCAGCTCGCTGACTGACATATCGTTTTCAGCGCATAGTCTTTTTATGTTGTTACGCATATCAAAATACTCCCTGCCTTAACTCAAAAAAGCCCTAGGATTGGTCTATATTTGACCTTTTTGCTGGTCAATTTTTGCCTCGTTTAAAGCTTCTTCGAATAGCTTTTCTTGTATTGTGACAAAGGACGATTCCTTGTAGAGACCCTGCGATTCAAGTTTTTGGAGTTTTAAATTTTCCTCGCGTTGATCCCAAAAACGCACCACCAAACGACAAAATTCGACGACTGTAGGGTTTAGGATTCTAGCCAATCCTCGTCCAAACAATTCGATAAAGCACAGATCCGTAAAGACATAGCCGCCTGTCACGTGTTTGAGCAAACCAAGACGCTTACCTTCTCGAATAACAGTTTTTACGCTCGTTTCTGAAGCGACCTCTTCGCAAAGGCGGACCAACTCGGCTTGGCTCAATGGACCCTCGGCCGTTTGCATATGGTGTATTATAAAGCGCGTCACTTCGCGGTGTTTGTCTGATTGATGTCGCCATTTTTGTACTGTCGGTCCAGCATCGCCAGGCGGTCTATTTACGAAAATGCTGACACCCGTCAACAAACGAACCAGCGAAACCTTGTGTCTCCAAATGAAGGAATGAGAGATCGGCTCAATTTCAAGACCGGCCTGTTCGTATATTTTCATGCGTTCCTGAAACCCAGTTACTGCCGCTACACGAGCTGTTTCGAAGTCGTCGCTATTCATCTCTTTGCCTCCTATCCGGTTGGTCAATTTTTGACCCTATTCGTAATTACCTCTTTTGACAAGTTTCTGTTACCGAATTTATAACGTCCGTAATTCTTACGTAACGGACTTACGTTTTGCTATTTTCCGAGTGGATCGACCTGCGCAATCTAACCCGCGCAAAAGCCGCCAGACTTCTCGGCGTCACGCCGACCGCGGTGACACATTGGTATCACGGCACCCATAGACCTGGCGCAGAGATCACCGCGCGCATCTATGAACTGAGTGGCGGCAAGGTGACTGTAAGTGATCTGCACCGTGCTTATCAGATGGCAAGGAATGCCGAATGAGCGCGCGGAACAAACAGCGCGGGTACGAACACGAGAAGGGCGCCGTCGATTGGGCGCTTGGCGAGGGGCTCGACGCGCGCCGGGTATTCGGCAGCGGCAGCTACAAGTCGCAGCTCGGTGACGACTATGCCGGCGACGTAGTGATCGAAGGGCTCCGCTGCGAAATGAAGCGGCGGAAGACTGGGTTCAAACTGATTTACGACGCGTTCCTCCAGGACGACGCACAAGTCGTATGCGTCCGAGCTGATCGCAAAGAGCGGCTCTGGATCGTCAAAGACACCCTCTTTGCACAACTGTTAAAGGGAGAGCAACGATGACGAGCTTGTCATCAATCGTTAAGGGCGCTGCTATGGCGCCGCCGCGGGTGCTTTTGTATGGCCCCGCCGGCGTTGGCAAAACGACCTTTGGGGCCTCGGCGCCAAGCCCTATTTTTATTCAAACCGAAGATGGTGCCGATGTCGTTGGCGCTGATC